CCAAAAGCAAAAGGATCGTCGCGCGCTTGGCCACGAGGCTTAAGACCGGCTACCAAACTAAATTCCGGAGGTTGATATACAATCAACTTACCGAAGAGTTGGGTAGGCTTGGTCCGAGCATGGCCAACAGGACTGTGGTGTATCGGAAGGCGGTTTCGTTGATGAAGAGGCATGGGTTGAGGGATGGTCACATCACTCGCCATGCTAATTACGTAACGGAGTTGTACTTTATTCCAAGTACCGATGACATTGCATTCGCGCGAAGGAGAGCCCATCCGCTAATGGTGATAGCGTTTGAGGCTATGTATGGTGCCAAGCGTGGAGCTTGGTGGCATTGGTGGACAGAGCCGGATAGATTTCCGGCTGCTGCTCCATAGGGGGGCCTACGACTAATACGTGGGATGGGGACAAAAGGCAGTTCATTGACCCATCCTGATTTACACGTTTTTAGAAATGGATTAGACCCTAAGGTACGGCGGGCGTACCAGCATAACAACATCTCTCCTGATGTTGGTATGAGCCTGCACAACAGCGAGATATCTAATCTTGAACAGGGGATGCTCCAACGAGTGTTCTTTGTGTCCGATGGAGAGGGGGGATTTAAACGGCCCCCCCAGCCGGTCAAGAATTCATATTTAGATGGCGATTTGGCTAGGACGCGACAGTTTTTAGTTGATGGGTTAGTAGGTTCCACCCCTGTGACTGAGCATGAATTTGCTCACATGTACACCGGTCGAAAACTAGCTTTGAACCTAGCTGCAGCGGACAGTCTTTTAATCGATGCGGTGGTAAAGAAGGACTCCAACACCTCGGTCTTTGTTAAGGCGGAGAAGACTGTGAAGTCGTTGTGTAGGATTATATCCCCTCAAAACCGTAGGTATCTCGTTGCTTCTGGTCGGTACATCAAACCGATAGAGAAGAAATTGGTCTCAGGGATTAACGCCCTATTTGGAGAGACCACTATCATGAAGGGTCTGAATGCAACAGACTCTGGGATAGAGATGGCTCGATGCTGGAATACGTATACCAACCCCGTTTGTGTGGGGTTGGATGCGAGTAGATTCGATCAGCATATGAGTGTGGACGCCCTAAAATGGGAGCACTCGGTCTACAATGGAATATACAGAAATGACCCTGAGTTAGTCAAGTTGATGAAATGGCAACTTGACCCTCGAGGAGCTGGGTATTGCCATGATGGTAGATTGAGGTACAAGGTGTCAGGAACCCGCACTAGCGGGTGCATTAATACCGGTTTAGGCAACTGTTTGGTTATGTGTGCTCTGGTACACGCGTTCATGTCATTCAAGGGAATAGAGAGGTATTCCTTGAAGAATAATGGTGATGATTGCGTGGTGTTTATGGAAAAACACCACCTTCGTGAGTTTAGCAATGGTCTATCACAGTGGTTCTTGGACAAAGGGTTCAACATGGTTGTTGAACCCCCGGTATATGTCTTGGAACAAGTGGTATTCTGTCAGACGCAACCGGTGGAAATCAACGGCGAGTACCGTATGGTCAGGCAAGCTCCCATGAGCTTTGCCAAAGACAGTATGTTTATTAAACCGTTGGATAAACCTAGCGTGTGGAAGAAGATGCTAGATTCAGTTGGAAAATGTGGACTCTCCCTAACGGGCGGGGTCCCTGTATGTCAAAATTTCTATGATGCTTATGTCAGATCGGCCGCAAGGTTAGATTTGAAACGATCTAGGAGTAGGCGCACTACCCAACGTAGGAAACGCAATCAACTCGAGGGAGACCCAAGTATGGAGACGGGCATGGTGAACTTGGCTATCGGTATGGATGCGGCAAGAGCCGTGCCCAGCGATGCCACCAGAGTTTCATTTTGGCTTGCTTTCGGAATCACTCCTGATGAGCAACTTCGGTTGGAAAACCATTTCGACAACATCTCATTCGTTCATGATAGCGCGGAATTCCTGAGAGAGAGGGAATACGTGTTTTGGTAATTGGTCGCTAGATCTATACCCGACCGCGATGTCATAAAACTAGCCTGGGAGTGGGCGTTTAGCAATTGCGGCAACCTCCCGGTACCCTATGACCAATCATAGGGGTTTCGGCGGGATGACTCATCCCGTCATTGGGTCTGTGGGATTAAATGGACCAAAACGGTTTCCGTAGTAATCAAAATCTCGAGAGACTGCACGGCTCCGGCCCCCTCTGGGGGTTCCCACCGATGTACAGTCCCATGGGCATGTGGTATCCAATACAATGCCACCAAAGACTAAACAAACTAAGCAAAAGAAGAAGGCCCAACCGAAGAGAGCCACCCCATATACCGACGCGGGTGGCAAAGCAGGCCAAGCCTTGGCGTCATACATACCTATCCCAAATGCTGCATACTATGGTAAGCACATTGGTAGGTTTCTTGGCGCTGGGATCGGCTCTATCTTTGGATCTGGTGACTATACTCTCACAGGAGGGAGCCCCAAGTACAATGTCTTATCAGGTTCTGTACCGCAGTTTAGTTCATCTTCTGCTACTAATATTGTGTGTCACAGAGAGTATATCCAAGATTTCTCGGGCACCACGGCGTTCACGAACACTCAATTTGCATTGAACCCTGGCTTGTCCACCACTTTTCCGTGGTTGGCCTCGCTGGCCCAGAACTACCAGGAGTATCGATTTCATGGGTTGGTCTATGAATTTAGGCCACTCACGACCGATTACGCCAACACTGGAGTTCCGGGGGTAGTTGTAATGGCTACCAACTACAATGCAGATTCACCGTACTACGCCACAAAGCAGCAGATGGAAAATTCAGAATTTGCTGACTCGGTTAAGCCCACTAGTAAGTTGATGCATATGGTTGAGTGTAAACCCAACCTGACCATCAATCCTACTAAGTATGTGAGAGTTGGGGCGGTCCCCACCAACCAGGATTTGAGGCTCTACGACCAGGGTACCTTCCAGTTCGCCACTCAGGGCAACAGTTCCACTGTTGTCCTAGGCGAGCTGTGGGTAACTTATTGTGTGGAATTCTTTAAGCCGATAGCACCCACTGACCCTGGTGGTAATATCAGCTCAGAACACTTCCGACAGTCGTATGCTACTAGTCCTGGTGTACCTTTTGGAGCACCAATTACTGGAAACAACTCCAAGGTTGGGC